AGTTACTGGTCGCGGAGCAAATGTTTTAATAATTGATGATCCTATTAAAAATAGAGAAGAAGCTGAATCTGATGTTATACGTGACAAAGTATGGAATTGGTACACATCCACAGCTTATACACGTCTGGAGAAGAATGGAGCAATAATAATAATTCTTACTAGATGGCACTTAATGGATTTAGCAGGTAGATTATTAGAGAAAGAAATGGAAGGCGGAGAAAAGTGGGAAGTCATTAATTTTCCAGCTCTAGCCAGAAAAGATGAGGAATTTAGAAAAGAAGGAGAAGCACTATGGAAAACCAAGTATGGGAAAGAAGATTTACTTCAAATAAAAGAAACCATAGGAATATATGATTGGGCAGCACTTTATCAACAAACACCAGTATTAACAGAGAGCCAAGAATTTAAACAAGATTGGATACAATATATTTCTCGTAAAGATGTTATCTTGAAAGATACACGTAAATACCTAACTGTTGATACAGCGATGAGTAAAAAGGAAACAGCTGACTATACAGGTTTTACTGAGAACTTCGTAGACAAAGAGAATAAATGGAATGTAGCTGCTTACAGGATGAGATTAAATGCCAAAGAGTTCGTTGAATACTTATTTACCCTACAAGATAGACATAGCTTTGAAAAAATAGGAATAGAGAAAACAGCTTATGTCTGGGGATTAAAACCTTATTTAGATGGAGAACAAAGAAAACGTAATAAATATTTACCAATAGTGGAGCTGACACATAAACAAACAGCAAAGGAAACAAGAATTCGTGGACTTGTTCCCAGATACAATAGTGGAAGTATATTCCACATTAGGGGTGAATGTAAGGATTTAGAAGAAGAAATGTTTACTTTCCCAAAATCAACTCACGATGATGTATTAGATAGTCTTGCTTATCAAGCACAAATAGTAGACCATAAGAAAAAAGGTAAGCGACAATTTATACCAAATTTTAAAAAGATAAGTTATTTAAGATAATATGTTAATAGATTTAAATACAGAAAGAGCACCAAAGAGTGGTTACACACCAGGTGCAAAAGACCAAGAAATAATTCATTTTGTATTAGAAAAGTTTCGTATATCAAATGAAATTCGTAATACTAACTTTGAAGAATTTAATGGTTTAACACTTACTGAACGTCAAAGAAAAGACCAGAGAGCTTTTAATGTTTGGCAAGAAAAAAGAAGTGGGGATGACTCTTGGAAGTCTAACGCAGTAAGACCCATTGAAAGAAATAGAATTATTAGTATTGCTGCTCATTTAGCTGTAACCTTAATATTTCCTAAAGTAAATGCTCAAAATACTAGAGATGAAGAAGATAAGGATGCGGCATTAGTTATGGAGGATTTAATGGAATGGAGAGCAGACCAAGCTGATTATGAGAAAACTTTTTTATATTCAATTATAGCTGCATTAGTTAATCCTGCAGTAATCATTCAAACAGAATATGCTGATGTTAAACGTAAGATAAAAGAGATTAAAGATGATGGCTCTTGGACTGAAAAAGAAGTAACAGATGAAATCTTTAGTGGATTCCAAGATACCCTTGTTCCAGTGGATGAACTTTATATTGCTAATATCTATCAACAAGAAATTCAAAAGCAAGAGTTTTTAATCTGGAGAAGAATTCTAGATTATGGAACAGCTGAAGCTAAGTATGGAGCTAAAGAAAACTTTGAATACATCAAACCAGGAGTTCAGAATCTTTTAGCAGGAGATTATATGTATGAGCAAGAAGATAAAGACTTGGATAATAGACTTGTAGAAGAAATTATCTTTTACCATAGAGGAAAAGATTTACAATTAACTTTAGTAAATGGAGTTTTATTATGTAAACCAGACCAACCTAATCCACGTAAAGATAAGATGTATCCCTTTGCTAAAACAGGTTATGAAATAGTTGATGAAGGTCAATTCTTTTACTACAAGAGTTTAGCTAATAAACTAGCTAATGATGGAGAAGTAGTAAATACTTTATACAGAATGATAATTGATGGAACATTCTTACAGCTAATGCCACCTACTGCAATCTTTGGAGATGAAGAAGTAAATTCAAATATAATAATGCCAGGAGTTATTACTTCCTTTGGTAAAGACACTAAGATGGAAAAGATAGATGTAGGTTCAAACTTGGGAGCTGGATTAAATGTATTACAGAAAGTAGAAAACTCTATATCTGAAAGTTCACAAGATATAATGCAGGCAGGTATGTCTTCTACTAAATCTGGAACAACAGCATTTGAAGTATCTAGATTAGAACAGAATGCAAGAATTATGCTTGGGCTATTTGGACAGATGATTGGCTTTTTAGTAAAAGACTTAGGACAATTATTTTTAGATGACATCCTTCAATTCATGACAGTAGGTGAAGTGGGAGATATAACAACTGAAGAAGGTATATTAAAGTTTAGAAACATTTTAATTCCAGAGAAAATGGTAGAAGGTAAAGCTGTTACTCGTACTATAGACTTTGATATGGAATTACCAGATGAAGTTACTGAAGAAGAAACTATGGAGATAAGTAAAAATATTATGAAAAGTGAAGGAGGGTTTGAAACTGATAAAGAAATATATAAAGTTAATCCAACCTTTTTTAGAAACTTAAAATATAAAGTAAGAGTAGCACCAGATGCTGCTACACCTCAAAGTGATAATGTTAAAAAAGCATTAGCACTAGAGTTATATGATAGAGCAATAGCTAATCCTTTAGCTGACCAAGAAGCAATATTTAGAGACCTTTTACTTGGAAGTTATGATTCAACAAGAAATGATACAGACAAATATATTAAAGAAAAGGAACAGCAACTAGATAAATTAATTGGAGCTAAACCTTCAATGTCAGATACAATGACACCACCACCACCACGAAGAAGTCCAGTGGGAGCTGTATCTCAAGCAGAAAGATTAACAACATAATAATAAAACACCTATGAATAGAATAAAAGTTAAAATACAGAATTGGTTACTTAAAAATTTATTTAACGCAATTAGCGAAGATGATATTCTCAAGTATGAGAAAGGAAAGTTTCTTCTTAGAGGAACACCTTTAGATACGAGAGTAACAGGAAACTTTGTTAGTCAAGCTAATAGTATATTACGTTCACAATTATGGAAGCATCTTACTGATGATATAAAATATATTTCTAATCAAAGGATGTATGAGAAAAGTACAACCATTGATGATGTAATATTTGGTAAAGCTATGCTTTATAATTTAGATATACTAGAACGCAAGTTAGAGCGTTTAAGTAAATTAAAATAATTAATTCGTGGGGTTGAGTATACCCCTTAATCAAAACACTATGTCAAATGAAAAAAAGATGGAGAAAAAAGAAGACGTTCAGAATGCTCCTACTGAACAAGAGGAGAATAAAGAAGACGTTCAATCTGCTCCAGTTGAGCAAAGTGAGGAATCTAAACCTGAAATTGATTACGTAGCTGAACTAGGTATAGCTAAGTCTAAACTAGAGAAAGCTGGTAACACAATTGAAAAAATAAAGAAAGAAAACAAAGAGTTAAAGAATGATGATGATGAGTTTGTTGACTATGAAGAGGAGATAGAAAAGCGTGTAGCTTCAAAAGTAAAAGAAACAATGACCAGTGTAAGAACTGATCTTGCTGCTGATACTATTGAATCCACATTAGAAGATTTATCTGCTAACGTAGACGAAAGAGCTTTAATCAAACATCATTACGATAATTCTTTACAAAGAACTGGCTTTTCCCGCCAGGCAATTATGCAAGATTTACTTAATGCTAAATTACTTGCTAACCAAAGAAGTCTTACAAAAGAGAAAGCAGAATTATCTGCTGCCTTAATTGCCAAAGAATCTATGGGTAATTCAAGTAGAGGAGCTAACTTAGATAAAGCTAACATTGATAAACCAATGAAACCTATATCTGATATGAGTAGAGATGAGCATAAAGCATACTGGGAAAGTTTTAAAAAATAATTGAAGATTTTATAATTTAAAATTTTCATTAGGAAAATCAGAAATATGGCAATAAGTACAGGAACAATTACAAAAGCAGATGTTGAAGTATTTGAACCAGAGATATGGGAAGGTGCTGTTAATGATTTCTATAGAGCAAAGTTAGTTGCAGGTAATTTCTTTTGGGATTTA